TGGTGCGTAGCACCGAGGCCGAGGACAGCCCCGAAGGGGATCCCACAGGCCGAAGCCCACGACGCGAAGCGGGGTGGGCCGAACATGGGAAGGTGTTTAGCGTCCGCGGCGCTGAACGGTTCGCTGGGTCGTCCCCAGCCCTTCCCACCACGGTGCGTCTGGTCAACGCGCCGGTTGTCAGTCCCTCCTTCAAGGGTGCGAAGCACCGAGGCCGAGGACAGCCCCCGAAGGGGGATCCCACAGGCCGAAGCCCACGACGCGAAGCGGGGTGGGCCGCGTAGAGGGGAAAACTCTCCTTCCGTTGTGTGACAAAGCGGAAAGACGCTTGGCGGCCCGGACAGACGGGCATATAAAGAGGGTGCGAAGCACCGAGGCCGAGGACAGCCCCCGAAGGGGGCTCCCACAGGCCGAAGCCCACAACGCGCCGAAGGCGTGGAGCGGGCCGAACATGGGGCCGGGAGTTCATCAGGGAAAGAACGTCGCCGAAATGCGCGCGGCTGTGCTAACGCGGCGAAGGTGCGGGTTCGACACCCGCCCGCCCCACCAGCCCCGGGCTTGACGCGCCCGGGACGTGCCTTGAATCAGGCACTGCATCACCTCCTAGGGGTATAACCCCGACCCTACCCCTATTTCATCCTTTCGTGGGGCGGGCGGCCCTCTGGCGCGCGGCGAACTGGTACGGGATCCGGCGCTTTAAGAGGGCCTATTTTATGGAGTCGACAGCTTCTGCGCCGGTGCGACTCCGGCGGGCCCCAAAAGCACAAAAATTGGCCCCGGCGAAACCGCCGAGGCCAGAACCAATGGGAAATAGGACTCTTGTATTATACCACGAACAAGCCGGGAAATCAAATCAAGGGAGGAAGGACAATGGAACGAAGGAAATGCCGCCGCTGCGGACACCCCATGACGCGGCTGCTCACCAACGATGCGGGTAAGTGGAGCGCCTGTTACACCTGCCTAAGCTGCGGCCACAAGACCGTCACCGTGACCGCCAAGAGCGAGACGGATGCGGAGGATGAGCTGGAAAGGTTTATGGACAGGGTCGCTCGGGCGTATGAGGCCGCCGCCGGACGATCCGCCGCGCCCATCAATCCCCGACAGGCGGAAGCCGACCGGCTGCTGAAAGTATACGACCTCTACTGCCAGCTGTGCGTGACCCTGACCGGGAAACCCATTGCCAAGCTGGACGAGCTGCTGACCGCCGCCCAAAAGGCCCGGCGGGAGCTGGCCGCCTACGAGGGCGCGGGCCAGCGCTACGAGGAGGAGATCGCCCGGCTGAAACGCATGGCGGCGGAGGATATCCAGCGGGCGGCGCTGAGCGGCTCCCCCTGCGCCAGCTGTGCGAACAACACGCTGGGCGACGGCTGCAATTTTGGGGAGTGCGAGAACTGCGAGCACCATTGCACGTGCTATGAGTGCCACGACAACGAGAGCTTTGTATGGAGGGGCGGGAAATGAGCGAGCCGATCGACCGAGGAGCGCTGGAAAAAGCGTTGACGATCGCTGCGGCAAACGACAAGGACAAAAACTGTCGCACATGGGCTAAGGCGATCTGCGTCTTGCACGATGCTCCCGCCGCCCTCCACCGCGCCGAGCCGGAAATGAGGTTGCTGACACTGGCCGAAGTGCTGGAACTTGGCGAAGATGACGACAGCATCGTATACATCGAGTCCAGACGATTTGGCGAGAAAGGATGGTACCAGCCGTGCGCCATCATCTTTGACAGCTCGGTAGAAGGACAACGGAACGAAATCCATTTTTACGAGCCGGGGAACGATCTCCCGGAATTTTGGCCGGAGGCCGAATACGGCAAAAGCTGGCGCTGCTGGCCCCGGAAGCCTACGCCGGAGCAGATGGCGGCAACGAAGTGGGAGGAATGAGCATGCCCCGTACACCGTTAACGGTTTGCTGGTTGTCGGCTGGCGTGTCCTCCTTTATCGCCGGGTGGCTGTACCGGGATAAGATCGACTGGTATATCTACATCGATATTGCCGATCAGCACCCAGACAGTATGCGATTTATTCGAGATTGCGAGACGGCGGTTGGAAAGCCGGTAGAAATCCTCCGATCGGAGGAATACAGTAGCGTTGGGGATTGCATCCGCCAGTTTGGTTACTTTCGGATGGTACATTCTGGGTTCGCCCCCTGCACGGCGTGGCTCAAAAAGGCTGTGCGGAAAAAGTGGGAATGCCAGCACACAGGGTACGACATCACCTACGTATGGGGCATGGATGTAGAAGAAAAGCGGCGGGCACAAAGCATCGAAGAAACCATGATCGAGTTTCACCACGTCTTTCCGTTGATCGAGAAAAACCTGACAAAGCAGGACTGCCACGCCCTGCTGGACAGGCTCGGAATCAAACGCCCGGCCATGTACGACATGGGCTACAGCAACAATAACTGTATCGGCTGCGTCAAGGGAGGAATGGGTTATTGGAATAAGATACGGGTCGACTTCCCGGAAGTCTTTGAGAGACGCGCAAAGCTAGAGCGAGAAATCGGAAGCCGGTGCCTGAAAGAATGCTACTTGGACGAACTACTGCCAGAGCGCGGGCGTATGGAGGATGAAATCTCCACAGAATGCGGCGTGATGTGCTATTTAGCGGCAAATGGATTGGAGGAATGAACATGGATTGGATCAACGTTAAGGACAGGATGCCGGAGAAGAATGAAGAATAAATCGGTTATCGGATGGTACAAAGATAATCCGTTTTCTGATTTTTGCGTAGAAATCGTTTCGTGGAATGGAAAAGGCTGGGTGTGTACTTATGGGAAACACTATGTTACCGCAGTTAGTCACTGGATGCCCCTGCCGGAACCGCCGAAGGAGGAAAAAGAACAATGACCATCACCGATGCCACCCGCCAAGCCATGGCGGAGGGAAAGAACATCGCCAGGCGCTGGTACGACCGGCGGCTCATCATCAAGCCGGAAACCTCGCCGGACTGCTGCCTGATCTGGTTGGAGGGGAGCAAGCGTCCGCCCGCCGTGCGGTGGAACCCGGACGCGGACGACCTGATCTCCGACGCGTGGGAGGTCACGGGTGACTGGTATGAACCGTGAACCACTATATATAGAAGAAACAGATAAACGGTCTACAGATAGTGCCCATCCAGTCCCTCTCTGCTGCCAGCGCTGCGCCCACTACCGCCCGACCTTCTTTCTCAAGATCGGGCGGGAATGCGCGGCCTTCGGTACGGTGGCGGGGGTGCTGGATGACAAGTGCGGGTTTTACGCGCCGAAATGACGCGGGGCGGATAGCGCCCTATACGACCCTGTAACACAATTAACTATACGCACATATGCATGATTACTCATATGTGCGGAGGAAGAACAGGGAGAGCCGAGCGGGGCGGGCCGAAACAAGGGTGAGCGAAGCGAACCCCCCGAAGGGTGACCATCGGGAACCGAGGCCGAGGACAGCCGCCAAGGCTCCCGGAGGCCGAAGCCCGCGACGCGAAGCGGGGCGGGCCGACAAAGGGGGAGGGGGTACGCCCTAGGGCGACCGGGGGAAACGTCAGGTTTCCCCCACTCGCCCTGGGCCCTCCCGGGGAAAAGAGCCAAAGGGGAAGGACGAAACCATGGGCTATTTTGAGAAACGGATCCAGTCGGGGCCGTATCTGGAGGTGTACCGCTACCACGCCCTGCGAGCGCCGGGGAAACAGACACCACGGGGCCCGGTGGAGCGGGATACCTCCGAGTATCAGGAGGAGCTGAACTCCGTCGCCGCGTGGAAGAAACTCCACCGGCTGACCCTGTGTAATTTCAGCCGGGCGGCGGGCGACCTCTTTGTGACCGTCACCCACCGGGAGCGGATCACCGAGGCCGACGCTCTCCGGGAGGAGCGGAACCTGATCGCCCGGCTCAAGCGGCTGCGGAAGCGGCTGGGGCTGCCCGAGCTGAAGTATATCGCCGTGACGGAGGAACAGGGCCGGTGGCATACCCACCTGATCATGAGCGGCGGGCTGACGCTGGAACAGCTGGTCAGGGTCTGGGGCGACCGGGGCCGGGTGGCGGTCTCCACGCTGGAAGACCAGAACAACTACCGGGAGCTGGCCAGATACCTGACGACCGGCCACAAGGAGTGCCGCCGGAAGAAGGACAAGCACGGCGACCCGGCCCTCAAGACCCCGCGGCGGAAATATCAGCGCCGGTGGCACGCCAGCCGGAACCTCGCCCGGCCCGTGGAGAAGGTCAAGCCAGCGCCCAAGCCCCGTCTGGGCGAGCCAAAGCCGCCAAAGGGCTACCGGCTGCTGCCGGACTGGCGCTTCGGCGTGGACGTGCTGGGCTATTACTACGTGGACTACGCCTGTATGGCGGAGAAATGGGAGCCGAAACCGCATAAAAAGGGTAAGCGCAGCGAACCGAGGCCGAGGACAGCCCCGAAGGGGATCCCACAGGCCGAAGCCCGCGACCTGAAAGGGGGCGGGCCGCAGAAGGGAGGAAAACGGAATGCCAAGAAATCCAAGGGAAACCATCCCGGAGCCGACAGAAAGCGTGGAACAACAGCGGCTGTTCCAATGGGCGCGGATGGCGGCGGGCGCTCACCCGGAGCTGGGCCTGCTCTACCACATCCCCAACGAGGGAAAGCGAAGCGTCAAGACCGGGGCCCGGATGAAAGCCGAGGGACTGAAAAAGGGCGTACCTGACGTGTGCCTGCCGGTGGCCCGGGGCGGCTGCCACGGCCTGTATATCGAGCTTAAGCGGGAGCGGAGCGGGCGGGCCACGCCGGAACAGGTGGCGTGGATGGACGCGCTCATGGCGCAGGGATACGCCGTCAGCCTGTGCCACGGCTGGGAGCGGGCGGCGGAGGCTATCGAGGCCTATCTGGAGGGAGGCGGGGAGCGTGGAAAGTGAACATTCCTACCGTGCCGATACACACAAGCCGCCCAATCCCGCCAAGGAGGCCCTGCGGGGCTACCGCTCCCTGCTGCGTCAGCGGGAGGAGGTGGAGCGGGAGGTGGAGGAGCACTACGCCCGGGCCACGTCCTGCACGCTACGCCTAAAGCCCTACAAGGCGGCGGGCGGCTCCGCCAGCTACGACCGCATGGCGGACGACGCGCTGCGGGCCGCGGACGCGCGTCAGGAGCTTGCCGCGCTGGACGAGGCGCTGGCCGCCGAGCTGTGCCGCCTCCGGGAAATGCTCACATGGCCGGAGACGGCCAACCAGCGGGAGGTCATCCTCCGGCGCTACCTGCGGGGCCAGCGCTGGGAAGCCATCGCCGCCGCCATGTGCTGCGACAAGGTCACCGCATGGCGCTGGCACGGCGACGCGCTGGTCACCATCAACCAACGGCTGGCGGAGGAGGGACACCATGAGCCATAGACAGATTCACAGCAGCTCCTTGGGACAGCCGTAAAGTTGCAACGCCATGCAATGTTTTTTTCGCTATACTGGTATCAGGGATTCAGACACAGGGAGCGGCCTCACGGCTGGCTCCCTGCTTCTGCCGAAAAAGGGCAAAGAAGGGTGAGCACAGCGAACCGAGCCGTGAGGACAGCCCCGCAGGGGCTCCGCAGCGGCGAAGCCCACAACACCCCGAAGGGGGTGGAGCGGGCCGCAGAACCTAAGGCGGAAAAACCGGCTCAAAAGCAGGCGGAATCACGCTTTTCACAGGCGACCGAAAGGCCGTCTTTTTCATTGCCATAAAAAATCGGGCCGAAAGGGGGTGCCGGAAGTGGTAAATTTACCAATCAAACAGGAAAAATTTTGTTTGGAATACGCAAAATCCC